CAGTGATGCGTTCATGTTTGAACTAATCCTTTCGACTTTGTGGTACACTTAGTCGATTAACCATGTTTTCTGCACTTGTTGCCGTTACTGGTCGCGCGTTGACCGCCTTGGGGCCGTCCGTGCGTAAAGGATTACTTCTTGGCATCGCTGCGGGATCTGCTACAGCGTGTGCGTACCTTTGTTTAGGACCCACACGACGCTATCTCCGTACGCATGCACTGACCAGGCTGATTTCGGGCTCCGCTGCGTTGGAAACATCTGAGGAAATTCGAGACCGGTTTCGCAAGATGGTTTTGGCTGATCTTGCACCGCGCTCAGACGGGCATTCCCACCCTATTTCCTCTCGGCTTCGCACGCGAGCTGATGTCAGTCTCGATGGCTTCATCAAGACATGTGGTTACAATGTCTATTCGGTATCAATGTCCAAACGTGACGTCAACAATGGGAATGACGGTCATCGCTTGTACTTTGTTGCGAAAGACGTGGCACTTGCGAACAGGTGCGACTCCATCACGAAACACCACATGCTCAAGTTTATGGACACCGATTACTATTGCAACATCCCGGACTATGCTGCCGGTCTATCCACCATGGTCATGTATACCTTTTGCCCAAAACAAGTCGCGGGCAAGACTGATGATGCAACATACTATTTTGACCAACTTAACAACGTGCACATGACCAGCAATGGCGGTGCGCGTTATGAACATCAGTTGTGGGATTACGACACTGATCACGTCGTATTTGACTATTGGTGGGGATCAGCATTCTATTTGGTGGAATCTCAACAGCTGTCGGAAGATCGACGAGTTGTAGGATTGTTCCCCGTTAGACGAGTCTATGGTCCGTGGGGCTGGATTCTGCCTGGTTATCGTTTGCGACGCCGTACGGTCACACACGGCGCAATCAACATTGCACGTTACCAAGAGCAGTCAGTTACCTACGTGAGTATATCGAGACCTGGGCAGACATTCTGTCAGACCCTACCGGAGGAGACCCTATTTGCTATCATCAACCGTCTGGACAGCAAGAAATCTGGAGACGGAAACATCGCTGATATTGAACGTTATCTGATGAAGAAAGGCTTCGATGATCCCAGCGTTAAGGCTTCATTGTTATCAAAGAACCTCGAAGACATCATGGATTGGTTGCACTTCCCCGTTTTGACGGACACAGGGAAGATGACCGAGGATCGTGTGAACTACCAGACCCTCGGACCACTCATTACCGAGGATGCCAAACCGAAAGCCCGCGAGATCATACCACCTCTTGTGGTTAATGGGAATGTGGCGCCTGGCGCCTCATATAACAACGATTCGACCTGTATTCAGAAACGTATCACCGAGACAAAGAATCCCGTAGTTGCTTGGAAACCAGTGATGCACCGGTGGGCTGAGGAATTTGCACGACTCCTTATACCGGATGGCATCATGCACACGGGTGTCCCAGATACCATGGAGACGATCATGGAAAAACAAAATCGCCCGACCCAACGTGCCGGTGCTCTGGCTGCATTACCATTTGCATTTTCATTCCAGACCATCGTTAAATCATTTCAGAAAGGCGAGTCATACCCGAAATTGGCGGCACCTCGAAATATTTCCACCCTTGATGCCGACCATCGAACTCGCTACGGGTGCTACATCTACTCGCTCACACGCCATGTCCTTAAACCTCTGCGGTGGTACGCATTTTCCAAAACACCAAAGGAGATTGCGAATGAAGTGGCACGTGTTGCCACAGGCGCGCGATTTATCGTCCCGACCGATTATTCGGCTTGGGATGGCACACATTCCAAACCATTGTGCGAATTTGAAAATCAGATCCTGCGCCGCTTCTTTCACCCAGATTACCATGCGGAAGTTTCAGCGTTGCAGATGACACAGTACCAGGCCCCAGGTTTCACACGATTTGGAGTGCGTTACAACACCGAATGGTCCAGGTTATCAGGATCAAGCGACACATCGAGTTTTAACACCATTGACAATGCTATGGTGATGTACTTTGCCCTCCGCGATTCAGGGAAAACCATGCATGATGCGTGGGAGTCTCTCGGGTTATTTGGCGGAGACGACGGCATCCAGGCCAACTTGGATGTCGCTTGGATCAACAGAGTCGTGAAGAAAATGGGTCATGTGTTGAAAGCTAAGGTTATCGAACCACATCACCCCGTCGACTTCCTCGGGCGATACTATCTCGACCCTTGGACCACCACCGCATCTGTTATCGATGTCGCACGGCAGTTACGTAAACTGCATATTACGCATTCAGCACCTGATGTTCCCTGGCATGTGTCCTTGTACTGCAAAGCACATGGACTTATGACAACCGATGCCCAAACACCATTGTTATCGGAGTGGGCCAGTTCAATCATGCGAGAACTTGAGAAGACTTACGGGCGCGAGGTTCTCACGGGTAAATTAGATCTGCACAGCTCAGCGCTTAAAGAGGATCGCAAGTGGTTTGCTGCTTGGGATTTCCCTCAACAATTTCCCCAATTGCCATTGGATCATCCGCTACCGCGAGCCTTTGTCGCTCATCAACTTGGGCTCGACCTGGCGGATTTGACCAGCATATTGGACAGGATCCAAACCTGTAAGGGAGTGGAAATACTTCAGTTGAAACACCTCATCAATCTCCCCGAGCGTGAAATCGCTGTTGGCGCTGTGCTTAATGGTGAAGTATATCTTCCACCAGAAGCGCCCGTTCATATGAAAGATGTCAGCCTTCCGGTTTCCCCCACCGCAAGTGCTAGCACCGCTGCCTTATCACAGCCTCCTGCCGCGTCAGAATTGTCCCGAAATCGATCCGGTGACTCGCGACCGACTCGAGGCTCTCCACGGAATAGCCCTAGTAAAAGTGACGTACCCGCCTCCGTATCTAAACAGCAAAGGCGAGACAGTCGAAAGCCCTCCGCAGTATCTCTACCGGATGTCCGTGACTCCAGCAGCACGGCACTGGCGAGTTCGGCACAGTCTGGTCGGAATGCACAGCTCCGACTCACTGATCCATCTGCGGTACAACCGGTGCTTACTTTGCCGCGAGACCAACAACAACGTGGTAATCTCAGCACCCGACGATCAACTGACGCTCCGCGAAGTGACGGGCGAGAACATCGACCCCACCGCGGACGCACTTATTACAACCGACCACCCGTGAACCAGCGTCAGGCTACGACCGAGGGGTGATACCTTGGTTCCTGACCGTGCTCCTCCACACAGCCCTGGTGTGGTGACAGAGATGGCGAAAGCCGCACGTTAAGC